TAGAGTATCAACATCTTCTGGTTCAACAGATGACATACTTGATAGATTTCTGAGAATAACAAAAGACAATCAAGAATTTAGAACTCCAATTTTAGAAGTAAATAAGATAAGTGATACTTTATCAGAAATATTTTTAGATGTAAATTTTTTAGCATCTTCATATGCTGTAGATGATGTAGTAACTGTTACAGATGCTACTGAAGGAGGTAATACATTATTTACAGGAAATATTGAACCCACAACAACTTCAGTAACAGTTGTAAGCCAAGGTTCAGGATTTAAAAAGGGACAAATTTATACTATTTCTCAAAGTGGAGGAACAGGCACTAAAATATTAATTGATAATGTAACAAGCACTGGTGGTATTAATGAAGTAAGTTTTTTAACATTTGGTGACAGTTATTCAGGTGATTTTACTGTTGATTTAGATAAAGACAAATTTGTAAATGAAACTACAATAGCAAGAACATTAACAGATAACACAACTGGTTTTTTAAGTCATGGTAATGTATTTAATGTAACAACAGCAACTACTAAAAATTTTGGAAACAATACAACAATTGCAGCTACTGGAACTTCAGCTTTAACTGATAATAATAAAGCTACGTTATCATTCACAATAGGTGCACTTGCTATTTTCCCTGGTGAATTTACAACTAACAAAGGTTTTATTTCTGAACCAGATATAAGATTACAAAATGATCTTTTATATCAACCGTTTGCTTATGAATTAGTTACTGGTTTAGATATAAATAACTTCAGAGATGTTGTACTAGATACTATTCATCCAGCTGGTCAGAGATTATTTAATAACAGAGAACTATCTGATATACTTGATGTAAGATCAAATGTAAGTACAACTTCTTCAGATATTGTAAATCTAACATTGTTTGATTCATTTACTGTCGATGATTCTAATGTTGGAACAGAAACTGGTTTAGGACTGGTTGACACTACAGATGGATTAATAGATAATGGTGTAGTTTCAAGCAATGTACAGTCATACTTTGCAGAAACATACTGTGTAAATCAAGATCCAGATAGTGCAGATAGTTATATAACAGGAACAACAGAAACCTTTTAAGGACTATAGATGAACGATTCAGTAAAAATTGTTGGCAATTTAAAAATAGTAAAAAAAGATAAAGACAACAAAATTGTAGAAACTAGAAGTATTCCTAATTTAGTAGTAAATGCTGGTAAGGCATACATTGCCGCAAAATTAGTTGATAATCCATCTTCAAATGTTCCTAATTCTATGGCTTTAGGTAGTGATGCAACAGCTGCTGCTGCAAGTCAAACAGCTTTGCTTTCAGAATTAGGTAGAGTTAAAGATGGTAATTTTTCAAATGTTATATCATCAAACACTATTACTTTTACAGGTGTATTTGGTGGTGGTGTAGCAACTGGATCTGTTGCAGAAGCTGGTATATTTGATAGTCCAGATGCAGGAGGAACAATGCTTTGTAGAACAGTTTTTTCTGCTATCACTAAAGGAGCTTCAGATTCAATTACAGTTACATGGAATGTTACGATAGCATAACATGACTTTTAAACTAAAAGACATATTACATAAGTCATTAGCTGATTCTGTTTTTAATGATTTATTTACAGCATCTTCTAATTACTATTACTTTATAGGTAAAGTAGTTCCATGGTCTACTCCAGGTTCACCTCCAACACCAGATGAATCAAGAATAGTTGAACATGATACAAGAAATAGAATAATTAATGTAAAAAAAATTACAAGTGGTGATGTATCATTAGTTATTCCAAGAAGAAACTGGTCTTCTGGTACAATTTATGATCAGTTTGATTTAAATTACACTGCAGCAAATCCTGCCACATCTGGAGCAACATCATTAAAAACTTCACTTTTTTATGTTGTTTCATCTTCATTCCAAGTATACAAATGTATTTCAAACAATGGTGGTGCAGCTTCAACTGAAGAGCCATCTGGTAATCTTTTAGGTGTTTTTGAAACTAGTGATGGATATAGATGGAAGTTTATGTATACCATTCCTATATCTTTAAGATCAAGATTTTTAACAGATGATTTTATGCCTGTACAAAAATCAGTTTTGAATTCTTTTTATGATGATGGTCAAATTAATTCAGTTACAGTTACTAGTAGAGGATCTGGTTATAGTAGTAATCCACAAGTTAATTTAGTAGCAAATGTTCATTTCACAACTGCTAATGATGGAACAGCTGGAATACCTGGTTCTAACACGCCTAATATAGTTCCTGTTATTAATGAATCTTCAGGTGCTATCGATGATGTGCTTATTACATTTGCTGGTTCTAATGTTGCTGGTGGCAATATTATTATTAATGATAATTTTGGAAGTGGATCAAATTTATTTCCAAATGTTACATTTCAAGGGCCAGATGGAGTATTAAGAACAATAACAAGTAGTACTGCTAATTTCTTACCAATTATAGCTGATGGTAAATTTAAAGAAATAGTTACTTTAGATCCAGGTAAAGATTATACTAATAATACTAATACATTCATTACTGTTTCAGGAGATGGAACAGGTGCATCAATACTTCCTTTTGTAAATGAAGATGGTGAATTAGAAAATGCAATTATATCAGAAAGAGGATCTGGTTATACTAACGCTATCTTAAATGTTATAGGATCTGGAACTGGTGCTAATCTTTCAGTAACTTTTTCAACTGGAGATTTAGATACTTCACAAAGTAGAGTTGAGTTATCCGCTATTGATGGTGCATTACATAATTTCAAAATAATTGATGGTGGAACTGGTTATAATACAACTCCTACTATTGCTATTACAGGAGATGGATCAGGTGCAACTGCAACAGCTGTAGTAACAGATAATGTAATTACAGGTGTTTCTGTTACTGATCCTGGTTCAGGTTATACTTTTGCAAATGTTATAGTTACTGCAGATACTGGAAGTCCAGGTGCAAATGCAAACATACAACCTATATTTTCTCCACCTAATGGACACGGTTTTGATGCTCCAACAGAATTATTTGCTGATTCATTAATGTTCTTTTCAACTATAAGCGATGAACAAATACATGGAATTACTACAAATAATGACTTCAGACAGTTTGGTATATTGAAAGATATACAACAAGATGGCAGCAAAAAGATTTTTGGAAACACATTAGGAACTCCTACATTTTTAGCTACATTTAATACATTAGATGATGGAGGAAGTACTATAGCAGATGATACTATATTAGAATTACAAAGTGATACAACAAGAAAATTTGCAGTAGTAGAAACTAAATCTTCAACAAATCAAATGTTATTAACTGGACTAAATAATCATACTTTAGCAGCTAGTGATGTTTTAGTTAGTGATCCTGGTGAAAACTTGTTTACTGTGAGCTCAGTTGATGAGTCACCAGATATAAATAAGTTTAGTGGTGAAATATTATTTATAGATAATAGAACTGCTGTGTCATTTTCAGATGAACAATTAGTTACATTTAGAACAATATTAAGATTGTAAAATATGCCAACAACATTTAGTACTTCTCCACATTTTGATGATTACGATGAGGCTAAACAATTTGTAAGAATTTTGTTTAGACCAGGTCGTGCAGTGCAAGCTAGAGAGCTTACGCAATTACAAACTATAATACAAGGTCAAATTGAACGATTCGGTAAAGGTATATACAAAGATGGTTCTTTTGTTACACCGCCAGAAACTACTTATGATAACACGTATTCATTTGTAAAACTTACTGAGGCTACTGGAGCAACTACATCTGATGATGTTATAGGAAGTTTAGTTGGTTCTACAATTCAAAACACTAATAGAGTAAAAGCATTAATTCTTAATCATGCTGTATCAACTACAGATGGTGATCCTCCAACATTGTTTGTCAAGTATCTAGATGGAGGAGATAATAACGAATTAACCTTTAGTGATGGAGACACATTAACATCAGGTTCAACAACATTGACTGCTATTGCTTCATCTTCAACTGGAAACGGAACAGCGTTTTCTATCGGTCAATGTACTATGTTTGCAAGAGGTAATTTTTTATTTGTACCTGAGCAAACTCATGTTGTAGAAAAATATTCTACTGTTACTAATAAGTTAATAGGTTTATCGGTTACAGAATCTGTAGTAGATTCAGATGATGATACATCTTTACTAGATCCAGCAACAGGAACATTTAACTTTTTTGCTCCAGGAGCAGATAGATACAAAGCTAATTTAGTTTTATCAAGTAGAGATTTAGAGTTTGTTGCTAATACTGATCCTAATTTTGTTGAAGTTGTAAGAGTTGAAGATGGTGAAGTAATATCAAAAGAAATAGATCCTAAATTTAGTGTTTTAGGTGATACATTAGCAAAAAGAACATTTGAAGAATCTGGCAATTACGAAGTAGAACCTTTTTCGCTAGAACTTAGAGAACATTTGCGTGAATTACCAACAACAGGAAATAGTTTTGCTAATATTACAGCTACAGTTAATACTGGTGTATTTCCAGCAGCTAATGGTGGAGTAAACACAAAGTTTGTGTCTGCTATTACACCTGGTAAAGCATACGTAAAAGGATATGAAGTAGATGATGTTAAATCAAGATTCATATCTATAGATAAAGCAAGAGATTTTGCAAACGTAACAAATGGAGTTATAACCAGTCAGTTATCAAGTTTTGTAAGAATAAACGATGTAAATTCATTACCTGATTTAGCAGTTATAGAAACTATGAATCTAAGGGATGAATATTTAAGTAGTAACGCTGGTCAAAATGGCACAATTGTTGGAACTGCAAAAGCTAGAGGTTTAGTATATCAAACAGGTAATGTAGCAACAAGTAGAGGTGGTGGAGATCATAGAACCGCTGAATTCAAATTGCATTTGTTTGATATTAGTATGAATGATGGTAAAACATTTGAAAGAAATGTAAAACAAATTGAATCAGAAGATTTTGAATTTGCTGCCAATATAGTTCCTGAATTAGTTAATTTAACAGGTGCTGTTACATTTAATGACGCTTCAACTACAGTGAGAGGAAGTGGAACAAGATTTACATCAGAACTTAGAACTGGTGATGTAATTAATGTATCAAATACTTCAACTACTGATAAATTAGTAGTTAGTACTATTACTGATGATGTAACATTAACAGTTGATTCTGCTGCATCAATAAACTTACAGCTAGCTGCAGAAGTTACTTACGTAACACCACAACTTAATTTAGCCAACATCGGTGATTCTAATAAAGATATTTTAATATCAGAATTTCCTTATGATGTAATTAAAGCTGTTGATCCAGAAAATACAGAAACGACATATACAGTAAAAAGACAAGAGACAAGAACTTTAACATCTGGTGCTGTAACAATAACAGCTGGTACTAATGAAACCTTTGCTCCATTATCTTCTGATAATTACATTGCTGTAATTGTTACTGGTACTAGAAAAGGTGAATACATTAACATACAAAGTAGTGATGTAACATTCAATCCAGGTTTTACTGAAGTAACTTTTGATTTTTCTTCTACAGAATCATTATCAACAGAAGCAATAGAGTTTGTATTAACAGTAAACAAAGTTACATCAGCTGCTCTAAGAAAAACTAAAACTTTAAATTCAAATCAAACTATTGACTTTACAACTGAAGCTGCTGCACAAGCTGCTACTATTTTGTTAGGTAAAGCTGATGTAATAAGTGTTAAGTCAGTAAAAATGTCTAATGTTGAATTTGGTTCTTCATATGTTGAATCAGGTTCATCAAACATAACTGCAAGATACAATTTTGATAATGGACAAAAGTCTACATTTTATGATATTTCTAAAATAAAACTAAAACCAGGTGCAGCTAAACCACAACATCCAATAAGAGTTACATTTGACTTTTTTTCACATGGTGCTGGAGATTTCTTTAGTGTTGGATCTTATCCAGACTATGAAGATATTCCAACAGTAGAATTTTTTGGAAAACAATTTAATTTAAGAAACTGTTTAGATTTTAGACCTAGAATAGATGATGATGGTTCAACATTTACAGGTACAGGTGCATCTACAACAGAGTTTTTAGATCCAGAAATTAATTTTGTTACAGACTATCAATATTTTCTTCCAAAGATTAATTCAATTGGTTTAGATGAAAGAGGAAATTTCTTTACCGTAAATGGTAAAAGTGAATTAAATCCAAGAGAACCAAACTTTCCAAGTGATTTAATTAAACTTTATGTCCTTAAACAAGAACCATATGTGTTTGATATTCAACAAGATATCGAAGTAAACAAAGTAGAAAATAAAAGATTTACCATGAAAGATATTGGTAAATTAGAAAACAGAGTTAAGACATTAGAGTTTTATACTACATTAAATTTATTAGAAAGAGATGCACAGCAAGCTCAAATTCAAGACAATTTAGGTTTTGAAAGATTTAAAAATGGTTTTGTTGTTGATTCATTTACAGGTCATGGTGTAGGAGATTCATTAGATAATCCTGATTATGCAGTATCTGTTAACTTTACAAAGAAAGAAGCTAGTCCATTAATAAAAAGTGAATTTATTAACATGAAAGAGATGTCAACTACAGACGCTCAAAGAACTTCAAACAATTATGCAAGAACTGGATCAGTAGCCTCTTTGCCATACACACATGAAATACTTGTAAGGAATCCTTTTTCAAGTAAAACACAAAATTTAAATCCGTTTAATATAGGTGTATTTCAAGGAGCAATGACATTATCGCCTCCTGGTGATTTATGGTTTGATGATAAGAGAGTACCAGATGTACAAGTTGATAGAACAGGCACATTTGATTCATTAAAAACACAGTCGTTTATGAAAAGAGATGGTAGAAATGTGTTTGGTTCAATAAACGATATTGAACAATTAAGAAATGGAATACCTCAAAATACTGATGAACTACCTGAAAACTTAAAAGGTTTATCAGATTTACTAGGATCAATATCACCAGCAACTTCTTCTTTACAGTTACAAGGAAATGAAGTAGTTAAAAATATAACTGTTGTTCCTAAAATGAGAGATACATTTATCAATATTAACGTAGATGGAATGAGACCTAATACTAGAATTTATGGTTTCTTTGATAATCAATCTATAGATCCATTTCTAAATCAAGTTACTGCTGAAATTAAAACTTTACAAAATAATTTATCTTCAAACATAGCTGCTGAAGTTGATAAAGCATTTATTAGAAAAGATAGAAGAGACCTTGCAAATGCTATGTCTAATGCATCAACGACGTTATCAACAGATGAGACAGGTTCAATAGAGCTCAACTTTCAATATACATCTGAAACACTAAATTTAGATACTGGTAAAAAACTACTAAGACTTTCTAGTTCACCTATAAATGATGTTGAAGCTGAAGTAACTTTTGCTGAACAAATTTTTGTAAGTGATGGTGTTATTAGAGAAATAACCAAAGAAGTTCTTAGACCTCCTGCACCTCCAGTTGCACAAACACCTACCGTTGAAGAAATAGTACTTCCGCCTCCACCTCCCCCTGGAGAAACACCAACTATTTTGGAACAAGTATATTCAGACATTAGAGGTAATAATCATTTTCCAAGAAAATTTGAAGTTGATTATTGGGAAGAAAGATTTCCTGGTATAAGTACATCTACTAATGCTTCAACTGTTCCTAATGTAACAACATTTTTCCAAAATTTTGCTCAAGGAGCTACCACTCATGGTGCTCAAGATAGAGAAACTCAAGGTGGCGTAGTTGATAATGCTGGTGAGTCTATAAGATCAGGATATTATACGCAGAAAGAAGCTGAAGTAGAATTAACAGAAGATTTTATTAACAAATATTTGTAGGAATATAAATGATACTTAACAGATTAGATCCAGTTGCACAATCTTTTATAGTGGAGGAACCTGCCTACATAACTA